AGTACATACAGCAAATCAAAGGCAAAGGCAACGCCAAGCCGCACGACGACTACCTACCGTATGTTCAGGACTTCGTGAAGAGCGGGCAATGGTCCGACGTCGGAGAGTTGGACAACGCGGGCTTAGTTAAAGGTAATATAGGTGGGTACATGACACCAGAAGAAGCATTGGCTGTTGCTAGGTACAAACTAGACCCTGAGGACCCACGCAGCTTAGGCTTAAGCCATGAGGTTTCTTTGAATGATGCCGCTAATTTGTATTATCCAGACGACGCTGACAGGCAGAACTTCATTAGAGGCGCGCTTACTAACCCTGAGAACTTCGCCCAAGGCGGCTCCGTCGCCCCAAACAAAATCGAAACGCTCGGACAGCTCCGGGCTATAATGGCGACACTTCACAAGGATTCAGCTCATGCCTGATCGTACCGATTTCGACCAGCCTTCCTCGTCCTCCATGCCCTCACCCCCTCCCCCGGGCATAACGGAACTTGATGATGGGAGCGTTCTCGTGGAGGATTCCTCCGAGGCGGTCGTTTCTTCTGAAGACTTCTACGCCAACTTGGTTCCCAATCTCGGTGACTTTGAACTCAACAGCATCGCGTCAAACCTGTTGGATTTGATAGAAAAGGATAAGGAAGCCCGGAAAGCTAGAGACCTCGCCCAAGAAGAGGGCATCCGTCGCACAGGTCTAGGCGACGACGCACCCGGCGGTGCGACATTTGACGGTGCTTCCAAGATCGTCCACCCTGTGCTCGCAGAGGGCTGTGTCGACTTCTCAGCGCGGGCCATCAAGGAGCTGTTCCCAAGCAACGGACCGGTCAGGACGAAGATCAACGGGGAAGTCAACGAGTCGTCGTTGGAGAAAGCCAAGAAGAAGCGCGACTTCCTGAACTTCTACCTGATCGAGCGGATGCCGGAGTACCGCGCAGAGAAAGAGGTGTTGCTGACCCAGTTGCCGCTCGGCGGTTCGCAGTATGAGAAGTACTGGTTCGACGGCAAGCGCATCCGCATGGAGTTCGTCCCTGTCGACCGCGTACTGCTACCTTTCTCGGCCAATTCATTCTACACCTCCAACCGCGTAACGCATGTCAAGGATCTGACCGAAGAGGAAATCGACGCCCTCGTTGAGTCAGGGTTCTACGAAGACGTCTTCAGCGTAACGGCGCAGGACCCCGATGAGACGGCTTCTCAAAAGGCTACCAACAAGATTGAGGGTAAGGAGTCCTCCGGCTACAACGAAGATGGTGTTCGTACGATCTACGAGGTGTCGTGCAACATCGACGCAGAAGGAAGCGGCGTAGCACCGTATGTGGTACACATCGACGGTCCAACGGAGAAGATCTGCGCAATCTACCGCAACTGGAGCCCGGACGACGAAGAACAAACTCACTTGGACTGGTGGGTAGAAGACAAATTCATACCCTGGCGCGGTGCTTACGGCATTGGCTTCCCGCACCTCATTGGCGGACTCTCCGCTGCCCTTACTGGCGCCCTCCGCGCCTTACTGGATTCTGCCCATATCAACAACGCCCCTACCGCCATTAAATTGAAGGGTGGTCGTTCGAGTGGGCAGAATGTTTCACTGGGCATGACCGCAGTTACGGAGATCGAAGCCCCGGCAGGCACGGACGACATTCGCAAGATCATGATGCCGGTGCCGTTCAACCCCCCGAGCGCGGTGCTGTTCCAACTTCTCGACTGGATTACGAATCAAGCCAAGGGCGTGGTGGCGACGGCCGAAGAGCGCATTGCCGACGCAAGCAACAACATGCCGGTGGGCACCACGCTCGCACTGATCGAGCAAGGGTCGCAGGTGTTCAGTTCGATTCACGCTCGCCTGCACGACTCGCAGCGCCGAGCTCTGAAGATTATCTGCCGCCTACTTTCCGAGAACCCCGAGCATGCGCTGGAGGACATGGCCAAGTTCGGTCTGACCCCGGAGGACTTCGCGGACAGCGACGACGTTGCCCCGGTCAGCGACCCGAACATCTTCAGCGAGTCGCAGCGCTACGCACAAATCCAGTCCGTGATGCAGCTGGCCACTGGAGATGCGCAAGACCCGAGTATTCCGTGGAACAAACTAGCTATTCGCCGCCGCATGCTAGAAACGCTGCGCGTGGATGGTGTTGATGAGCTGCTACCGAAGCCCAAGGACCCGATTACGGCAGACCCTGCGTCCGAGAATGTTGCGATCATGCAGGGCTTGGATGTTAAGGCGATGCTGTCACAAGATCATGACGCGCACATCAAGGCGCACGTCATGTTCATTCTCCAGCCGTTTGTAGCGAAAGGCCCGAACATCAGTGCGCAAGCCCTGGCCAAGCTCATGGATCACGTTTCTCAGCACCAAGTGCTTGACTATGCGCACGTGGTGCAGGCGTGTCAGATGATTGTCAATGTTCAGCACCCGGAACTGAGCCCCGACCAGCTGTCCCTGCAAGCGATCATGATGGCGCAGGAAAAGACCTCACAGTCGCAGCAAGGCGTGGCGCAGCTGATCTCCGAAGCCATGCAGGTCATTCAGAGTAAGCAACCACCCCCGCCCGTAGACCCGGCCATTCAGGCGACGAAGGAAGTCGCTATGGCACAGATTCAGCAGAAATCGCAGGAGTTTCAGGCGAACCAACAGTTCGAGCAGCAGAAGTTTGCCGCTGAGCAGTCGTTCAAGGACCGTGAGTTCCAAGCCGCTCCGATGCTAGAAGCGATGAAGCGCGAGTTCGATGCTAAGTTGGAAGGTGAGCGGCTACAGCGCGAAGATCAGGCCAAGCAATTCTCGGAAATGATGGCGACGCAGCGCAATGAAGCGGACAATCGCCAGAAACAGATGACTGAGCTGCTGAAAAACCGCGACGACAACATCACCGCACTGCAAGTTGCGCAGATGAAGTTGCAAAACTCTCCGCCGCCAGAGTCGTCGCTGCTCCAAAAGATCATCGAGAAGCTGGGTTTGTCCGGGAGTGACGCCGGGGGCATGCAATGAGCCAAGAACAGGGTCGCAGAGCGACGGACAACCTCCCGTTCGACTTCGAAGCCCTGATCATGGAGGAGCAAGATCCACAGCATCGCCGATTTTTGCTAGCTTTCTCGTCGATTGACCGAAATTTGACGACTATGGCGAACAGTTTTGCGGAATCGATGAAGACGATGTCCCAAACGGTAGAAAAAGTGGCTCAAAAGCAAGAAATTTACGCCAAGCAATACGACGAAGACAAGAAATGGCGCGATGCACTGGAAAACCGGACTAAGGGGTGGCGGGACGTCCTCGGTCCTGTAGTGGTCGTATTGCAAGCGCTCCTAGTTATGGTGGCAAGTGTCTCCGGGTGGTACATCAAGTCGGAGTGGTCTACGCTTATGCTCCGAGAAGCGCGGCAAGAAGAGCGGCTGGATAAGATTGAGGCGCTGGATGCGAGACTTTTACTGTCAAAACCGAGCAAGGAGCAATCATGATTCAACTGCACGATGATTTTTCACGCATCTGGAGCAAGGCATGGTCCTTCCGCCTGGCCATTCTGACCGGTGTGCTCTCGGCCATTACGGTGATTATGGGGGTGTTCATCAGTTGTGGCACTTCGGCCCTGTTCATGGGCGCGTTCGTCTTGGTATCCGTAGCTGCCTCCGTGGCCGGGTTCGCCACTGCTGCGGCGCGCCTCGTTGCTCAACCGAAAATGTACCAGGCCGAGAAGCGATGACCCCCAATCAGAAGCGGGCCAGCTGGGTAGCCGCAGCCATAGTTGTGGTCGGCGCGTTCGAGGGTTATTCCGCTACAGCGTACCCGGACATTATTGGGGTTCCGACAATCTGCTACGGGGAAACAAAAGGCGTCCATCTTGGCGATAAGGCAACGCGAGCGCAGTGTGACGAGAAGTTGTCCTCCCGGTTGGTGGAGTTCAACGCGGGAGTGAGTTCATGCATAAACGTCGATTTACCCGACTCCCGCAGGGTGGCTTTTGTATCGCTGGCCTACAACATTGGAACTGCTGCCTTCTGCAAGAGTACGGTGGTGCGCAAGATCAATGCCGGGGATGTCGCTGGTTCGTGCGATGCCATCCTGATGTGGAACAAAGCGGGCGGGTCGGTACGGAATGGATTGACGCAACGAAGGAAGAAGGAACGTGAGATGTGCTTGCAAGGGGTATTGCCATGACGGACAGCACCGAGCGTCGTGATCGAACCCACCCCAACGCGCTAATCTGCGCTGGGGGCTTGGTTCTGAGTCCGGACGGCGAAGCGGAGCATGGCGATGAGTGCCTTTACAGAGAATGCCCGCACCCGGTGACCTGTGCTACGCGGCGGCGCAAACTTCAGGAGGAGGCAAAATGTTGTGGTACATAAAGCTAGGGTTGTTTGTTGCTGCGCTGGCGGCTGTTGCGTTCGGTGTGCATTGGTACAATCAGGGAATCCGGGATACTCAACAAAAGTTGGACCAAGCGAAGTATGACCAAGCGTTAATAAGTGCGCAAGCTGACGCCAAGGCTCAAACTGATGCGTGGCTCAAGAAGTTTAAGGAGAAGGACGATGCGACTACCGCCGCAATTCAAGAGAAAGATGCTCGCTATAGGGCTGTTGCCGCTTCTAATAGCGAGCTGCGCGACCGCCTTGCGAACCTGTCCGTCGGGACAAGCCAGCTTACCTCCGCCGCCTGTGCCAAGGGAATCGAAGCCCTTAGTGCCGTACTTGGACAGTGTATCGACCGATATACAGAAATGGGAAAACATGCTGAAGGACATCTTCTGGACTCCGAAGACTGTCGCGCCAAGTGGCCTGAAGCCACCAAATGAGCAAAAGTAAAGAGAAGAAGCGCAGGCGGGAACGGGCGAAAGCTAGGCGCTCGAATCCTTGGAAGGTTCCTAGCCAACAACTGTAGGAGAGCACCATGGGTTCCCTCGCGAAACAAATGCAAGGTCAAAGTCAGCAAGTCAAGATGTACGCCAAAGGTGGCAAGGTCGAGAAGCACAGCGACGTTGCCGAGGACAAGAAGCTTATTGCAGCCGAGTTGAAGAA